CCTTATCGAATGCCGATCTTAATGGATCACCTGTCCCATCGTTGGCAGTAGTCCCGATATTTATTACTTGTTTAGCCATTATTTATTTTTTAATATTATTTGTTTTTTTTAACAAGAAGATCCTACAAGTGTTATGCTTACACCTGGAAAATGTACGCTATTAAATACAAGGTTTTGATTTTGTATTACCCCCCAATCAGGACAATTATTAAAAGTTTTTGATGCTCCAGGAGTTATAGTGTGTCTTGTTTGATTGCCTGATTTTAGTAAAACATCTAATGTATAATTTATACTTGACGAGTTAAGGACGGTAACAAATTGATAGTTTGGCCCAACAGGAGTAATCGGGCCAACAGGAGAAGGATCAGGAGAGGTTACGCCATCAATGTCTACAATAATAGACCCAGTATCTGTTTCAACAGGGTCGCCATCTTGACTTGTCAAAGAACCTCCGTTTGTCTCTATATCACTAGCAACAGCAACAGATGTAAATCCTTGATCTTCGTTAACTAAAGTATAATCAAAAGTTAAAACTTCAGTTCCAGACCCTGAAGAAAAATCAAATTCACGAGTGTTTGAATCTATGTCAACATCAATTGTTGGATTACCTCCTGTTGTATCTACGTCTACAATTTCACTAAATGTTACCTCTAATGGTAAGTCATCACCAGAACTGTAATCTCCCGAAGTAATTTCCATACTTACTACGGACGTAGTATCTACCAATATTTCATCGGCAGTAAACAATGTTGAATCAGAAGTAACTTCTGTTGAGTCAGCTGTAATTCCACCACAAAAAGGGTAAATCATACCCCAAGAATTGGATGCATTTCTTAAACCAAACCAACTTTCACAATATATTGCTCCAAAACTCATATTTTTGTCTTATCTATACTATAACAATAATTTTTTTCTCTTTTTGTTATATATTCTTTTTTAAGGTATTGAATTAACCTTTTAACATTTTTTTCTTTTGGCTTGTATGATCTTTTTATAAAACCCATCCTTCAAAACTTGCATCTTTATCAGGGTACACATCCGAATTTGCATTAGTGTAGTACTCTGGAAATTTACTAGATGCGTTAAAACTCATATATTCAATAAATCTTTCAGTATAATATTGTGCTATATTTCTTTCTTTTTCCATTAAAAAATCCACTTCGTCTTTTTCAACGTTTTGAGCGTTTTCGCTACTATGCTTATAGATGCCCTTATTTGCAATTGTATATGCTGCAAAGGGTAAGTACTCAACCATTGCCCAATGTATCAACATAGGCTTTATATAGTCCGTTACAAGGCTTAAATAATTCCCAGCTAATACACCGCCTTCAATGTCTGTTTCTATTTTGTTAAATAAGTCGCTTCCTAGATAATTCTGGATATGAATATCTTGAGCAATTTTTATATATTGAATAAATCTGTCTGTATCAACACCACCGTTTACCGATGTGAATTTAACTAAGTCTTTTCTTGTTATGAATAATCCTTGTGCCATATTATTTATTTACAAATCCTTGATTAGGCATATCCTTTGGCTTCATTGAAACCTCTTTTTCGTTTACAGGATTAAAACCTTCTTTTCTTGCTTTATTTGTTGAAATATTAGGTTCTTGATTTGCAAGGTTACCTTCTGTTTTTCCCCTCCAAGTTTGTCTAAGCCACTTATGATGACAGTTGCCACCGCCCTTATATTTCCAGATAGAATATGTAGCTGCTCCTCCTTTACCCCAACCTGAATTTACAGGTTTTTTGCCCATATTTATAATGTCTTCTTTTCTGTATAGTTTATTTTGACCTGTCATTAATTTGCAAAACTTTCTACTATTGGCAGAAGTTTGTTGTGGACTGTATGTGTACCTTACTTTAAATTGTACTCCATCAACTTTTTTATCTTGTTTGGATTTTGTATTTGGTAAAGCTGTTCCTGTACTTGCTAGACCAATCATTTTATCTAAAGCTTCTTCTTGATCATAATCTACTTCACGCTCATCTACTAATTCCCATTCCTCAAGGTTTTCATCCTCTCCAAACTCCTGAAGTAAATTAAACATTTCGTCATCATCAAAATCAAATTCTTCCTTAGACATTTTAACGCCTGTTTCTTGCTCTCTAGCTTCATCAGTGATGGCATTATGGGTTTCTATAAATTCAAGCGGCTGAGACGTCTTAAAATACAATTTAAGGCTAATACCATTAACCGCTAGTATGTCATCCATTGCATCAGTAATCAAATCCTGATATGGTTTGATCGTTACGTTGTTAAATAATAGTGAAGCAGTTTTTATTTCGTCTGCGTTGTTTCCTAGTCCAGAATTTCCATCTCTAATACCTAAAAGCAATGGTGAAGTAATACGGTGTGAAACCATAAGCTTACCAGTACATTCATTTGAAAGGTATTCGTAATGAGCAGGGGCATCGTTTAAAGGAACATCGTCTATTGTTGTTTTGCTTTCTGCATTGTTGTTAAAAGCAATGATAACCTTTTCACCTCTTGCACCTGATAGCTTGTGCATTACATCAGACTTAATTTGAAGCTGTTTATCTCTGTCGGGAACTCCGTTGTTAAAATTGACTACTTTAGTTCCACTAAAACCATTTTGTACATCATTGATAAGGTAGTCTGATATCTCGTTTTCTAGTTCAGCGTAAGCTAACCCCCCTTGATAATCCACAGGAGCATAATAATCGTATCCAGAAACGTATCGCTTTATAATTTTTATTTCAGATTCCTTTCCATTACCAAATCCAAAAGAAGCAATTCTTAAAGGCTTATCGCTTGGTTTTAAGTTAGCCCAATCGTGAAAATAATAATAGGCTTCAATATCTCCATCTTCGTTACATTTTTCAGCTCTTAATGTTTGCCTTGGAAAGTGTTCTGATTTTACAACCTTACTATCTTTGTAAAGAACTTGAAATGATGCCTCTCCTAGTAGTTTTAAATCTAAAGAAATATTTCTTAAACATTCATTACTAAATATTGATCTTAAAGCTGCATATTCATCGGGCTTAGAGCTGTTATTTAAGGCGTCTACTCCTTTACCATATATCATTTGACTAACTCCGTTTATAATTGCGTTGTTAGTTGTTGAATTGGTATATAAATCAATTAAATAAGAATAGTAATTGTTGTCATCACCATAATTGACCCATTTACGTTTTTTGTCTTCCGTAATCTTAGGTCGATTGTATGATGCTAAATTAACTATATGTAAATTATCCATTATGCGAAAATAAATTCATTATCTGTGTCGTTTGAAACATACTCACCGTTGTTTACTGTGTAATCTGAAATTACTTGATTAGTGCAAAATATTTTATCCTTAAATATTACATCAGTTCCAAAAAGAATTGTTAGTGTGTAAAAGATATCTTGTTTTACTGGAAATACTGCGTTGTATCTGTTGTAATATAGTTCTTGAGTTATTGCTGTTGTGTCTTGACTGTATATTTGTTTGTTTGTTGATTCGTTTAAAATCTTTACAGTATAAGAAGAACCACTTGTGTATTCTCGTGGTATGAAATCAATATTTTGTGCTGACCCGCTTTCTTGTAATATTATCATACTATAACAATAATATTTTTACTTTTTTGTTATTTATAAGACAAAAAAAAGAGGACATAAAGCCCTCTAATTTCTATAAAACACAATCTTATTAAGAATTTGTTCCTACTGTTACCGTTACAGTTGCAGAACTCATCCCTGCGTAAGGATCAGCAACAGTTGGAGCATCAACAAAGTTTGCAGCAGTTGTTTCTTGTGCATTCAGCGTTAAAGTGTACCCCGAAAGGTCAGCCATTGCCGCTCCAGTTGCAATTGTCCCTCCAGTAACTTCAGCACCGTGATCAAGACCCATAACAAACACATTTCCGTTATAATCTTCAATAGCCACGTGAGGTCTTCCGTAAGCTAAGAGTTTTAATTCTTTGTTATCTTCCTTTGTTAATTTTTTTAATGTCAAGGTAAGCGTTTGGTCAAAGAATGTTGTACCATTTTCTCTTGAAGAAGTAATAGTTTGTTCAAAACTAGAAGCTCCTTTTAATTCATATTTAAAAGCAGTAAAAGTTCCTGTTAAATCCGTAATTACGTCATCCGTAAGAGTTGCGGTACCTAGATCACCAAAATCAGTGAAATAGACCGCTTTTAATCCTCCAACGACATCCTTACAGGGTTCTTTTCTACCAAGTGTTAAATCACAAGCCATTTTTTTTATGTATTAAAAAAGGGTGAGTAGGCTCATTGGCTCACCCACCCTTTAAATTAGTTTATTTATTTACTACGAGTAAAGAACGATGTCTGAACCGATAGCGTGCTGAATCCCTGCTGTGTATCTCATAACGATTCTTACATTTTGTGAACCATCTATGTCAGCCATATCAATTACTTTGATTTCCTGAGAATCTGATAAAAGACCAGTTCCAAAGAACAAGTTGCTTTTCTCGGCAGCAATCATTTTATCTGAGCTCATACCTTGTCCTAAAACAACGTTAATTCCATCAAATGTTAAAGCTCCACCATTAAACCATTGTGTTCCTTTGTTGTCTGTACCTGCAGCGCCTACGTTTGTAGCAAAACCGCCTAAAGCTCTTACATAAGCTCTGTATACGTTAGGAGCAACAATAATTTGTAAATCTTCTGAACCATAAACGCTAGAAGGAATTGCATCAACTGTAAGGCCAATTTTATCTACTGCATTTGCAGCAGTAACAGCCGCACCAGCTCCTACATCTACAACATCACCGTCAGCAGCTAGAGTAACTTCAAATCCGTCAAACTCTCCTTCTGTTGCATTTACACCTTGATAGATGTTTTGTTCTGTTTTTTGTGCTACTTTACCAGCAACGTGAGCAATTAAAAAATCGCTGAAGCTAGATGGTAGGTCAGAAAAAGCTGAATATCCCATAGAAATAGCTTCCCAGTCAGATATAAAATCTTTTTTACATAATTGTAGATTTACCTGAAATTCTTCAGGCTGTAGGATTCTTTCTGTTAAAGTCAAAGTAGAAGTTGCTGTGAAATCACAAGTTCCGTTTTTAACGATAGCATCAGAAGCTACTTTTTTCATCACTTCTTTAAATTTTACGTTTGGCTTGATAGTGATTAAGTCATTTGCCAAAGTTGAACCACTCAAAAGTGCAGCAGAAACATATTTTCCTGCAAACTCACCTGCATAAGTAGTTGTGATAGATGTAGTTGTCGCCATTTTTTATTTATTTATTAGTTGTTTAATCTTCTTAATACTCTATCCATTGTTGAATTGCCTTGTCTTTTTTGGCTCAATAGATTTATTTCTTGTTCGTTGTTAGCTTCAGGGTTGTGCTTTACCTTTTCAACTGCTGAAAGCTCTAAGTCTTTTTCTTCTACCGTTTCTTCAACGGTTTCATTAACTTTAGACATTTCTTGCTTTTCGATAATTGCTTTGATTTCTTCAATCATTGTTTTAACTTCTGCAAGCTCTTCTTTAGTTGCGTAAGCCAATTCTTCTTCTGCTTCAACTTCTTCTTCAGCTGGTGCTTCGTCTTCAATTGCTCCGATAGATGCTATAATACCTTCTTCTTGAACAATTAAAATTTCACCATCCTCTAAAGTGTAATCCCCAATAGGAAGTGCCACTCTGTCTTCTTCGCTAACAATAAAGACTTCTGAACCTGCTTCAAAAGCTTCGCTCTCTATAACAGTACCGTTCTCTAAAGTAGCCTGAGCCAACTTTACTTCTTCTTGGAGTTCTACCCCAATAAGTTCCTTTACTTTATTTAACATATCTTGTGCTTTCATATATATACAATAATTTAATTTATAGTTTGTTGCCTTTTTATTTGATATATTTTTTAGCGTCTTGTTTGATTCTCTTATTATCTCCATCTAAACCATCAATTAAATCAATAGAAGAATCTAACATTTTATATTCTTGAATGTTTTTGAAATCCGCCCCTAATTCATCAGCTGCTTTTCGAATTTGACTCATAGAGCTTTTAACTTCAGGCTTATACTGTTTTGCGCCATCAAGATCAGAAATAGCGGATTTTATATCGGAAGCAATTTTTTCTATTCTTTGAATGTCATCCATAATTTTATTTTGCAATTTATCCACAAAATCTATCTCATCTCCTACTTCTCTAATAATTTTTTTTGCATTAGTGATTACACTTAAATTGATTTTTCTTAAATTTGTTTGGCCTTCACTTAACTTAGTAAGTATTCTTTGTACGTCTGGTTTCATAATTTATTTATTGATTAATTTGCTGCCGCACAATCTGTGCAGTCATTATATAAGGTTGCTGTGGTTATTTCAAAAATTCCTGATTCCCTAGTTGCCGTTATTGTGTGTTCCAGTTACGCTTCCAACCCCTTGGGCCTTTAAGCTACCGTCACAGCATTTTCGGGAGTATGAATTATCTTTACATAAACACGCTCTGGAGTCGCTAGTAGGACTTGAATGTTTTTCCATTTAAGAAAGTAGGTTTTTAAGTTTGCTTATTATGTCTTGAGCGTTCACCTCCGCTAAATTGTCTTTTACTTTATCTTTTGGTCTTTCTAACTGGTCTGCAAAATATCCCTCAATGCTAAAACCCTTAACTTTACCAGTCTTGACGTAATCGTTCCAAATTTCGTCATTGTTTACCTTCATTGATACCATCCAAGTACCAACAGGTAAGCTTAGACCGTACTTTCTGCTTTTATCTTGCACCTCATCTTCTATGATCCAAGACTCTACTGCTGATAATCCAGTTAAAGGAACCTCGTGTTCTAGTGTTGAGTTGTTTTGATTGCCGTTTATAAAGAATAACTCACTAGCCTTGCGTACTGTTTTTTTAGAAAAGTAAATATAATACTCATCTTCTCCGTTTTTACGGTAAATAGGTTTGTTTGGAATCAATGCTGCACCTAATAATATCTTTTTTTCAGCATCAATTTCAGCAAATTTAACCTGATGGTCTTTAAGTGCAATAAAATCTTCTTCGATTGCAGGTGATTCCACTACAGAAATTGCTTCAATTCCTATTGGATCATCACCATCTTCTATAAATAATTCAATTATGTCCATATATATACAATAAAATTTATACTTTTTTGTTTTAAATTGATGCTGATTCGATAATATTACGATCCAAAGCCTGGGCGCTTGTTACATCAGACGCTACTATATAAGCCTTTTGGGGTTTGCTTTCCTTATCCCCTATTACTTGCGCCAATTGGTTTGTTTCACTTGCTCCTACGATATTAAACGCTGGGGGTGCTGGTGCTGATACTACTGAACCTCCACCTCCACCACCACCTGCTGCTGATGCTGTTCCTTTAGCTGCTCCAAGTGCTGATTTAACTGCCATTATAATACCAGCTGCTTGGGCTGCAAATGCAATCAATAAAGGTATATTTTGTGGAAAACCTGCTTTTGCTGTATTTGCTGTTCCTGTTGCAACCGATACTTGTGCTTCCGCTGCTTTCATTGTTATTTTTTGAATTGTTGCTTTTGCTTCTTTAATCATATCTTTAATCCTCATTGCTTCCTTAGCTAAAAATAAAGCTTTTCCAATAGCACTTTCTTGACCTGCTGCATCAATTACTGCATCTAAGTTTTTATAAATATCCTCCCTTTCTTTTTTCTTGGCTTCCGCAATTAATTCTAATCTGTCAAGTTCAGCTTCATCAGCTTCTGTTTTTAAGTCTGCAAGTTCTCTTTCAGCTTTTGTTTTTAAGTCTGCAAGTTCTCTTTCAAGTCCTATTTTATTAATTAATTGTTCTGATCTAAAGCCTTCTATTTGTGCTTCTATTGCAGCTACTTCATTTTTAGCTTCTTGTAAAGCTATTGCATTAGCATCATTTGCGTTTTTGTCAAACTGTGCTTGTGCTGCTCTTTCTATTGCGGCTGCATTTTCAAGCATTAAGGTTCTTTGCTCATCTAATATTTCACCAAGCTTTTCGTTTGCTGCTATACGCTCTGCAATAGTTTTAGTTTCATCATCTCTTATCTGTCTTTGTTGTTCTGCTTGTCTATCGTACTTTTCAATTAAGCCTTGATTTATTACACTTGCGAACTCAGCTTGTCTATTAAGTTCTACAATAGCCTTTGCAGATGCAATAGTACTTTTAGTATAATTAACTACGCTTTTAGTTACCTTAGTAACAATATCAACCGATTTATCAAACACATCATTAACACCTGTAAGAACGTCTAAGCTTTCTTTTCCTGCTAACTTTACATCATCTAAAGCACCTGCAAAATCTCCGCTAAAAACCTTTTTTACTGCACTTGCTAAAAAACCTAATGTATCTAAAAAGCTTTCAAACCTTTCAATTAAATTTTCTTTTATAGCATTTCCAAAGTCCTTAACATTTTGCATCGGATCGTCAAAAGACTGTTTAAAATAATCAATTACAGTTCCAATGTTATTATTTAAGAAATTAAAGAAATCATTAAAAGCTAGACTTAAAGCTTCAAATGTTATATTAAAGAAATCTAATACCTTTTGATTTTCATTAAACACTTCTACCAACTTTGCAAATGCTGCAATAGCTAAACCAATACCAGCACCTTTTAAAGCATTACCAATTCCCTTAACTCCTTTTGATGTTCCCTCCGCACTTTCTCCAACACCTTTTAAACCTTTTTCAGTTTGCTTATTACCTTTTACAACTTCATCATTTAATTTACCAATTCCACTTTGTAAATCTTTTATTTCAGATGTTGCAGTTCCTGTTTTAGCTTCTATTTCTAAACTTACTTTTCTTGTTGCCATAATTCTTTTTTGAATTGTTGATACGCTTCTTTTATAGATTCAGGAAATTTATTTTTACCTAAAGCTATTGAAGTATACTTTCCGCTTATTTTTTGTTTCTTGGCTATTTCTAATAAGCCTAATATATTTGCTATCATTTTATATTATATTATTCATATGTAGTGTAGTTTTTAATAAAATATTTGTAGGTTAGAACAAACTCCTTCAACAACTAATGCAGAAATCCCCGAGTTATAACTTGCAGTTCCGTCTAGTTTATAATTATAAAAAGCATAATAGCCATCTTCAGGAATTGGCGATGTATTTGTCAAAAGATTATTTGGATTTTTAAATAAATTAAACCCTGATTTTAAAGGTACTATTGGATCGGATTCAGATGATCGATTTGAGAATTGCCAGTCTCCATATGGAATTTGATTAGAATTAGAATTAGAATTTTTTGCATTTAGTTCTGCATCTTGTCTAATAAATTGACTGTACCCTGAAGCATTACCTATATATTCAAGATCATTGGTACTATCCATTTGTATTCCACTCGTGGCGTATGAAATACTGTCAAAAGCAACAAAAGAATAAGCATCACCTTGCACGACAATCGGAACCATAGAAGAGAAAATTTGCCCACCTGTAATATTTGGGTAATCTGTAAATGTATTGTCTATATGCCT